CGCTCGCGCATCGCCCGCTGCTGCAAGTCAGAGACCCGCTCATGCGCCTCCAGCCGAAGCGCGGGCGCACAGTCGAACGCCTCGAAACCGTAGCGTGGCGGCGGGGCACCCTCAGTCATCCGCCGCCCCGCCCGGCAGCGCGGGCAGACCCAGAAGCGCCCGCTTCTCCGCTGCCGTCAGGAAATCCGCGCCCGCCACGCGGGACCATTGCGCATCGCGCTCGGCCGCAAGCGCCGGCACCCGGTCGAGATCGGGTTGAATCTCCAGCGCCTCGCCCGTGAACGCGTTGAGCCACGTTGCCACCTTGGCGCTCACGCGCGCCACCAGTGGCAGCACCGTCAGCCGGTAAAAGGCGCGATTGGCCTCCTGGTAATTGGCATAGGTCGCGTCACCGGGAATGCCGAGCAGCATCGGCGGCACGCCAAAGGCGAGCGCGATCTCGCGTGCCGCCGCCTCCTTGGTCTGTTGAAACTCCATGTCCGAGGGCGAAAACCCCATCGGCTTCCAGTCGAGCCCACCTTCCAGCAGCATCGGACGGCCCGCGTTGCGCGCACCCTGATGATGCGCCTCCATCTCAGCGACCAGCCGGTCATACTGATCGGTGCTCAGCGCGCCCTGCCCCTCGGCTCCCTTGTAGACGATCGCGCCCGAGGGCCGCGCCGCATTATCGAGCAGCGCCTTGGACCACCGGCTTGCCGCGTTGTGCACATCCACCGCCTGCGCGGCGGCCTGCATCGGGCTCAGCCCGTAATGGTCGTCCTGCGGGTGAAAGCTCTTGATATGGCAGATGCAGGGCGCACCCTCGCCGATGTGAAACCGGTGCTTTCGCCCCGAAACGCTGTATTCATAGGCCACCGGCCAACCATCGGCACCCGGCACCACGCTCATCCGGTCCGACCGCAACACGTGCAGCTCCAGCGGCAGGCCCGCGCCCGCGCCTACCGCCTCAAGATACGCGTTGCCGCTCAGCAGAAGCTGGCCATACAGCGCCTCGAACAGCTCTGCCCGGCCCTGCGCCGCGTTGGGCGCGGCTACCAGGTCGCGCACCGGATGCACGGCAAACCGTTGCTCGGCATCCTGCAACACCAGCGGCAGCGCCGCCGCCGCCTCGGCGATCATCTTGACGGCGCGAAAGCCCACCGGGTTGCCCGCAAAACCGCTCCGCGTGAGGCTCACGGTGTCGCGCGGGCTCCACGCCACGCGCCCCGACC